TTTGCAGTAAATCTAAGAGTATAAATTAATGCTCTTCTTGTTGAAAAGTCTCCTTCATAATCGTCTTGGAAAGATATACTATCTAAAACTATAGGCACATCCCTCTTTTCACCAATGGAATCAATTAAATCTATCGTAACGTTAAATGATGGTTGAAAATATGGGAGTATTTGTTCCACAATTTGAAGTGCATCGTCATTCAATTTTGTAAGGATATTAAGTTCAAATCCAACATTATATGGAACGGGCATAAAAACTTTTTTTACTGCAGAAGTGCTTTTGTCAACTGCCTTAAATGTTTGAGTTATTCCAACTTTCCTTGTTGAGTCATATTGAATATTATTCATCTCAAACGACATTCTTGGCAGAGTGATCTGAACTGGTTTATTCAAATCTTCTTGTTGCTCTAACCTAGCAAGGAATTTTTGGGATGGACCATATGCTAAAGGAACTTTTAGATCACTATAAGTATTTCCAGATCTATCATCATGACGAATATAAATTTGATTAAACAATGTGCCAAAGGCAACAATTGTTTTTCGCATTATTTCATGATAGTAATAGGTTCCTAACATTAATATGTACCAAACGGATTAGTTTCTGTAAAGTCCAAAAAGGTGTCTGCTAATGTTTCTATTTCATCACCTTTATCGTATTTATCAGAAAATTCTGCGGATTGAATAAAATCAACAGAATATTTTGCTGATGATGCAGATCCAACAATAACATCTCCTGGAACAAAGGTTCCATTAGTTGTTCCAACCTTAAGAACTTTATTGGTTTTATCCCAAGTTTTAACTCTAGCTTTTGCACCAGAAATTGAACCAGTGACAAGTTCATTGAAGGTAAATGTTCCAATCCCTGTACTTGGAGGTTCTTCTATCGATACTGGTTGTGCTGGATTATATCCAATTCCAGGATTTACGATATGAATTGATGTAACTGTATTTCCAGCAGAAACATTTGCTCTAGCAATTGCTGTTGTCAGACCAGTAGATGAATAATCTTTATCACCAGAAGTATTTGCAATACTTACTGTTGGTGGTGTAGTATATCCGCTACCAGGATTTGTAATCGTAAATCCAGTAACAGCACCGTTAGTTAAGACAGAATTTGCTGTTGCGGTAGAACCAATTCCTGTTGTAAGTGCAGTAACCTTTATATATGCATCATTATTACCACCAAGAATTTGAACGACATCATTTACAGAATATCCGTGTCCACTGTATAAAATTGTTGGATTTTCTCCAATAGTGGTAGTCCCAGTATTAACACTAACCCCTACTCTTAACCCGGTTCCAGTTCCACCAGAAGTTTCAAATGTTCCATTAGAATATCCGGATCCTATGGGGAGAGTCGGAGATCCACCAACGTTAGTTGCCTGTAACGTACTTACAACACCAGTTCTTGTTGGTGGATCTGCTATTGTGACAGATGGAGAACTTACATAAAACTTGCCACCAGTTGATAAAGTAAATCCAGTAATAGTTCCACCAGAACCAACTGTAGAAGTTGCTGCTGCTCCAGCACTTGTAGGAGTTCCTATTGCAACAACTGGTGATATTGGATATCCCGAACCTTCATCTGTTACGGTAAATCTAACTATACCAAATTCTGTGGTCTCAATAGAACATGTTGCTATTGCATCAGTTCCACCACCACCTACGATTGATATGGTAGGTGTTTCAGTATATCCAAATCCCGCATTTGTTAATAAAATTTCTTTTACTGATTTAACGGTTCCTGATGTAGTTGTAATGGCAATTGCTTCTGCATTAGCTAAAGCACTTCCATTCGGAGAAGTTGATATAGAAACGGTTGGAGTTGACGTATATCCGTATCCATCATCATTTAAGAATATTTGTCTTACGTAACCTGTTGCTGTATGAGCACTAATTTGTGCGGTGGTTGCTGCCCCGATCATTACTATAGAAGTAATGTATCCTTGATCTTCAAGAACACTATCAATTTCTTCTGTAGTTGTGCTGAGTTGATCCCATCCACCAAGTTCATCAGAGTATTCAAAGAGTTCACACTTCAATTGATAAACATAATTTTTTCCTAATTGATAAAAAGGTTGTTCATGCTCAACAAATTTTACCTCAAATAATCTTCTACCTAATGGGAAATATATTAAATCACCTTCTCTTGGTCTGCCAATAACATTAATTTCATCATCATTACTTGTATTCAGTTCTCCTAAAAATGGGGCAATAAAATCTTCATATCTTTCTTTTGAAATAGTTACGGTAAGTTCATCCTTTAAACTCATTCCAAATTTTGTCATAATATCCCCGGCACCACCATATCCTTCATAGGTGTTTACATATGCCTCAATAGCAAAATTATCATCAAATTTTGATGATTGTATTTCATTTAAAACTGTATCTTGATTTATTATCTTACGAGGTAAATAAATGACTTCAACACCATAAATTGTAAGTTGCTCATTAATCAACTCTTGAATTAGTCTTTGTTCACTTTGTGAACCTTGTAAGAAAAAAGGATTAAGTGCCATTATCCAATAAAGTCGTAAGGTGGTAATTCATAATCTTGCATCATTCTAGATCTAAGAGTATCTATCTCCCTTTCGGCATCCTCATAAATTTCTCTACCATTCAATTCAATTCCTCCTGGAAGTTTAACACCTCTGAATTTGATTAGGTTTTGACCCCACTGCCTCTTAATAAGTGCTGTAAGATATTGCTTTACAAAACTATCATTGTAAACCTGATTAAAGTTTGCTGGATCAAGTGCTCGATAACAATCAATTACCAAATACGTATCTTTTTCTTGAGCACTCCAATCAAAATCTAAATACAATCTATCTTGCCTTTTATTGAATCTAACTTGCTTATCCGTAGTCAAAAGAAAATCAATATCTTCAAGATAAGTTTTAACCATAGAATATTGTAATAATTCAACAGAATTGAAATAATATAAGTCGTTTAAAAATAACTGATATTTAATACTAAACATTCCGCCGGAAATAGAACTAGTATCAAATTTAAATATTTTTTCAACACCGACTACCGAATCTGGAACTTGGAGATAATTTGAGTTCTCATAAAAATTAAAAGTAGTTGCCGTTCCAACTATAGTTGAAGTTGCAGAGGTTGTTACTATACCAACTCCTCCGGAACCACCTGCTTTTCCTCTATCTATATCTTCCTGAGTAATTTTATATTTGAGATACATTCTTTCGACACCATCATAGTGTCTTTCATTGTAAAATTGTATGGCATCATCTACCAGATCATCTATTTGATCATCATCAACATTAATTTCTAATACTGGAGCACCAAGTCTCCTGAGAGAATAATCAATCAATTCTTGTCTAGTGCTTGGTTTTGCCATCAGAATGAACCTCCATCTATGAGTCCGGCAGTTAATGTTCCATCAACAAATACATTACTTTGGAAAGTTGCCACTCCAACATATGTAGACACTCCGGCAACATGTAAACTTCCTATTCCGGCATTAGCTGATAAGAATAAATTTTTCCACTTTTGAGAACTTGATCCCAAATCATATGTATCATTTATATTGGGTATAAAACTTGAATTTACATCAGCATTGAATACGACATTATCTCCAATGCTGTCACCAATACTAATAGTTCCATTGGTTCCGGAAGAAAATGTAACTTCACCAATAAAAAATGAATTACCTGTAACAGATAATCCACCACCTACAGTTACATTTTTGGCAACACCTAATCCACCATCAAGTTGAACACCACCTGTATTTACATCTCCGAGAGTATTATCTGTTTGATTTGAAAATGTAACTATTCCTCCAATAGATGCATTTTGATTTACAACTAAACCACTTTGAAGTGTTACATTACCAACTAATGATGTCGAACCACTTACGTTTAAACTAACTACTCTAAGATCTGACCACTGTTTAGTTGCAGATCCTAAAGAATATATGTTATTTGTATTTGGAATTAAATTGGATGTAAATTCACCACCAACATTAATATCATCAGTATTAGCATCACCAAGAGTTATTGTTCCTCCTCTTAAAGTAGTGACACCAATAAGTTCTGATGTTCCTTCTACTTTTAAATTATCTTTTACAAATAAATCACTACCTACAAATAAATCACCACCAGTGGTAGTAATTCCACCACTAGAATTAAGAGTTGATATACCAGAAACAAGTAAAGAATCAAAATTTACAGGTCCATTAATTAATAAAGAATTTGAAGTAATTGTTACTCCAGTTCCAACATTTAATTGATTATTTGTTCCATCAATAATAATTCCAGTTGCACCAAAGGTATCTGGTTTAAAAGTTGCTATTCCAGTTAAATTTAAGTTATTTAAATTGCTCTGACCGGAAACATCTAACTGAGTTACATTAGCAGTACCACCACTAACACTA